CCAGGGTTTTCGGCATGGTACCGGCCGTGAAGATTTTTTAGGAGGGCTCAGAAATGGACAAATGGGAATCGATCGGCGACGGCGAAGAGATCGCGATGATGCTCGACGACCGGGCGCGGTTCATCGGGCTGTATCACAAGCACGTTGCGAAGGATCACGGAGGCGAGTGCATCGGGTCGATCTTCTTCGAGCTGGAATGGGTCAAGAGCGATCCGAAGTACGCGGGCACTCCGACATGGATGATCGAGCAATGGGAGCCGCTGACGGTCTCTCCGTCGCTGCTCTGCTCGTGCGGGCATCACGGATTCATCCGAAACGGGCGATGGATCACCGCATAACCTGACGATTAAGCGTCAAACGTGGCGTGGGGAGAAGGGTCCGGAATGCCGAGAAAAGGATCAGCTTCGCCGAAGAAGGCGACCGGAACCGCGATCGACTCGCGCAACGGTATGAAGGTCGCTCTCCGGCCTAAGAAGCTGGCGCGCTTCGAGCCTCCGGCCGGATTGAGCGACCCGACGAAGCGCGTGTGGGCCGACTACTGGGACGACCCGATCAGCGAGCTTGCCACACCGGCCGACCGCTCTCTTCTCCTACGGTGGATCGAGATGGTCGAGCGGTATCAGCTCTTCCTGACGCTGGCCATGAAAGAGCCGGAGGTGCGCGGCTCGACCGGACAGAAGCAGGTGAACGGCTTCTTCAACTCGGCGAATCAGGTCGAGGGCCGGATTGCCGCGATCGAGCAGCAACTTGGCATCGGGCCGAAGAACCGGGCGGCTCTGGGGATCGCGGTTCTGTCGGAACAGAAGACGCTCTCCGACATGAACGCGGACTTCGAGGATGGGGGAGAGGATGACGACGAAGACGATCCCCGCATCAAGATCATTTCTGGAGAAGCCGAACGCTGACCAGTGCCAGAAGTGCGGATGGTCTCCGGAGGGTGGTCTCTGGCCGTCTCACGGAGGCGTCGCGGTCAAATGGATTCAGCGAAAGCTGATCTTGGCTGACGGCGACTCCTACGGAAAGCCGTTCAAGCTCCGGGACGATCAGAAGCTCTTCCTCTGGCGATGGTATGAGTTCTGTCAGAACTGTGATCAGTGGCGATACAACCGGGCGCTCCGCATGGCGGCGACCGGCGACGGCAAGACGCAGTTCATCGCGGCGATCGTCTGCCTCGAATTCGCCGGACCGAAGCAGATCGTTCCGACATCCCCGATCATCCCGATCGCGGCGGCGTCCTTCGAGCAGGCGGATCTTCTGTTCAGCGCGGTCTCGACCATGCTCGGATCGCGCGACCCCTCGACGAGCCCGGCACCGCTTCGGGGGCTCTTCCACGTCTTCGACACAGAGATCATGTTCGCGGACGGTCGGCCGGGAAAGATCCACCGAATCGCGGCCGTCGCCGGTACCAACGAAGGCGGGCTTCCTACCCTCTTCGTGTGCGACGAGCTGCACGAGTGGGGAGACGTCGGAGCAGGCTCGCGCGCTCGCGTGCACATGGTGGTCGGCAAGTCCACGAACAAGCGGCAGACGGCTCACGGTTCCGGCCGGATCATCAACATCTCGACGGCCGGATTCGATAAAGATCATTCTTTGCTGGGCGTGCTCTACCTTCACGCGAAGCGCGTGATCCACAATCCCTCGCTCGACCCCCGGCTTCTCGTGGATATCCACGAAGCTCCGGAAGGGCTCAACTTCGAGAACCCCGAAGATCGCGCGATTGCGGTCCGTGCTGCTTCCTCCGGAGCCGACGTCATTTGGTCCGTCGCCGATCGCGTCGCGGCATGGAACGACCCGACCGTTCCGAAGCACGAGTGGATCAGGTACTACGGCAACAGATGGGCCGACATCGCCGAAGGCTCGTGGTTGCAAGATCATCCAGGAGCGTGGGCGAAGTGCTCCGGCGAGTGGATCAGCGATCAGGCGAACGCCTTCGTGATCTCCGTGGACATGGCGCTGAAACACGACTCCGTAGCGGTCGATCGCGTCGAGCTTCTCCCGGACGGCCGGTATGCCGTCACCTCGAAGATCTGGGAGGCGAAGGATCACGGAGGGATCATCCCGCATGCCGACGTCTGGCGATGGATCAAGGATCAGGCGACCGGCGAAGGCTTCCAGTGCGTTGTGTACGACCCTCGATACTTCGAGGTTCCGGCGCGACTGCTCGAAGAGGACGGGATCCAGGTACTCCAGTTTGATCAATCTCCGCAACGCATGGCTCCGGCGTGCGGCTTCGCGTTCAAGCTGATCACGGAAACCATGCTCGTGCACGACGGCGATCCCGATCTAGGTCTGCACGTTCGCGGCGCGGTTGCCGTCCCTCAGGAGCGAGGCGGCTTCACGCTGAAGAAGAGCAAGAGCAAGACGCACATCGACGCGTGTGTAGCGCTGGCGATGGGCGTGTGGGCGCTCGCGGCGATGCTCGACGAGCTTGACGGGTCGGAGAGGCTCGATGGGGCGCTCTTCGGGGGAGCAATGGCGGCAGAACGGGCTTCCTGAGCCTGATTGACACGGAGACAAGGTCAACAGGCTCTCAGGTGTCCTCTATCCGGGTGCGGGCCGATAGGCCGTCAGCGGCCATCTCAGGGCCACGATTTGCGCAGAACCGGGCACGTAAAGCACATGACACGTAAGCGTCAGTGTATGGTGTGGTCGTGATCACCCTACTGACTCGGGGGCAGTGTCAATGACCATCCTCGAAGTAGCGGGACGCGCGAGCGAGCGGATCGAGAGCCGCGCGAAGGATCTGACCTTCCGGAAAGTCGCTCTCACCCTGATAGCGGTCATCCCCCTGATCATCGGCTTCGCGATCTACTTCGTGTGGCGAGCCGTATGGACGGCGATCACGTGGATCTTCGCGGCCGGAGTCGAAGGGTTCGAGCTGGCGAAGGACGTTCAGTCCGGCCGGAAGGGTATGTGATCATGGGCCTGCTCGATCGTGTCAACGCGAGGCATGCCGCGCTGGCGTCGCCGGTCGCCGGAGACCTGTCGAGGCTCTCAGATGCGCACTACGGGCACGATCCCTTCGAGTTCATGCACAGCGACGGCTCGAAGTTCCTCGAACGCATGGCGACGTCTGACGACGTCTTCTCGGCCGTCTCGCTCCGGGCTCGACTCATGTCCGGCTTGAAGATCAAGTTGTATCGAGGCTCCGGCTCCGGCCGGAAGACCGTGGATTACGGACCCGCTTACGATCTTCTCCAACACGTGAACCCCTTCTGGACACAGAGGCGGCTCTTCCGTATGGACGAGATGAGCATGGGTCTCTGGGGCGAATCCTTCTGGGCCATCGAGAAGGATCAGAACGGGACACCGCAAGAGATCTGGTGGTTGAAGCCGTCGAGGGTGCGCGTCGTGCCGGACTCGAAGAACTACATCAAGGGCTATCTCTACGATCCGGCGAACGGTGGGCAACCGATCCCGTTCAAGCCCGACGAGATCATATGGTTCCGGTACCCGAACCCGCTCGACGAGTTCTCTCCCCTGTCTCCGCTGAAGGCGGCACAGAGATCAGCCGAGACCGGCTCGTCGATGCTCGATAGCAACCGGTCGCTCTTTGCTCAGGGTCTCCAGATGGGCGGCTTCGTCTCTCCGACCGGCGACAAGGTGAGCTTTACGCAGCCACAAGCCGACGATCTCGAAGCGTTTCTCGAACACCGGTTCAAGGGGTCGAGCAACGCGCACCGTTGGGCCGTGCTCCGCTTCGATGCGACGTTCAAGCAGGCTCAGGTAACCCCACGAGATGCGGAGTTCGCGAACGGTATGAACATGACGCTCCGGCGCGTCTGTAACGTGTACGGGATCCCGTCACCCCTGCTCAACGATCTTGAGCATGCGACGCTGGCCAACGTCGATTCACTGCACTCGATCTTGTGGGCCGACTCGCTCGTGCCTGACGCTGAGCTTCGTCAGGAAGAGATCACGGAACAATTCCTTCCGATGTTCACCGGCCGACCGCTTCACGCGGAATTCGACTTCTCGAAGGTGCCAGCACTACAGGAGTCGGCAACGTCGGTATGGGACCGGGAACGGGCTCAGATCGAGGTAGGCGGCCTGACGGTCAACGAGTGGAGAGAGAGCCATGGTCTCCCCTCCGTGCCGTGGGGCGAAGCCTGGTGGGCTCCGGTCAACAAGAGCGCGGTCAACGGGCCGGACCGTCCGGAGCCGAAGCCGTTGCCTCCGGCCGATCAAGAAACTGCGGCCGGGGCGCTCGCGGCACTCGACATCTTCTCGATGGAGATGCGTCACGGACCGTTGACGCTTAACGGTCAGGAACCTAAGAAGATCAACGGACACGGGAGGGTCCAATCATGACTAAGCGTTTGGGATGGCTTCACGGAACCCTCGCGGCTCCGACGATCAATGACGAATCCGAGTTGACGTTCACAGCGTCATCCGAAGGCACGAACCGCTACGGCTTCGCGCTGAAGAAGAACCGTTGGAAGATCGACAACTTCAACGCCAATCCGGTGATCCTTTGGATGCATATGGATCACATGCCTCCGATCGGTCGCGGCCGGTCGGTGCTCGACGCCGGAGGTCTGAAGACGACGGTCACCTTCGACCGGTCGGATCCGTTCGCGGTACAGATCGAGAACAAATACCGGAACGGATTCCTGAACGCGGTCAGCGTCGGCTTCGACTTCGTAGACGACAACGGCGCACCGATCGATCGGTGGTGGTCACTGTCGGCCGAACAGATCAAGAACGAAGCGTTCTACGATCTGGCCGAAGTGTCGGCCGTCCCCGTTCCGGCCGATCCGGGCGCGCTCGTGCGGCAACGTCACGCGCTGGCCTTCGACTTCGGCCTTCGGGCTGATACGCAGGATGACCGGACCGTGATGGAAGAGCTACGCGAGATCGAGCGGATGTCGGGCGGCTCGACCCCTCCGGCCTTCCCGATCATGCCGTCTCTCCCCGGTAACTCCGATCTTGAGCGTAGGCTCAGCAAGATCGAAGAGGCTCTCTCCCGGCTCGCGCCGGTCGAGCCGACCCCCGAAGTTCCGGCCGTCGAAGACGAGCCGGTCGAAGACGAGCTTGACGCTGAACTGGCGTCAACCCTGCTCGCGTCACTGTCGCTCGATCGAGCACAGAGCTAAGGAAGGAAGATCAATGTCGGGTATCACCCTTGACGCTCTGGCTCAGGAGATGCGTCAGAAGCTCGATGCGATCGGAGAGGACGTCAGCGCTCGCATGAGCGACGTTCAGCTTCGCGCGCTCGTCGAGCCGCTCGTGAAGCAGCTCCTCTCGGACGACGACGGGAAGGACTGGCTCCGGAAGCTCCGCTTCGGAGGCGGCGACTCCGACTCTTCCGGGCTCGTCGGCACGAAGTACGCGCGGTGGAATCTCGGCGTCGCGGACATCGAGTATCTCCACGAGCTTCAGACGTCCCTGAACGGACAGAAGAGGGTCAGCAACCCCGGTATCTACCAGGGTCCTTCGTCTGACCTGAACGCGGCCTTCGAGAACATCTCGACGGCCCACTACATGCCCATGGACGAAGTCCGGAAGCTGGACCGGAAAGCGATCGACGATCTTTTCCCCCGTCTCCCGATCTCGATGTTCCACGGCTCAGACCGTCAGCTCGCGAAGCGTGGCGCGTGGGAAGAGACCGGCGCGTATCAGCGGGCTCTTCTGGCCATGGACACCGGAGAGACCGGCTACGGCTCGCAGTTGATCGGCGCGCAGTACGTCGGCGAGCTGTGGGACGCGGCTCGTCGCGAGAGCCGTCTGTACGGCCTGATCGAGTCGTTCGAGATGACCGACCCGACCGCTTACCTGCCGGTCGAGGTCGATATCCCGGAGATGCTCTTCGTCTCTGAGAACACCGCGAACAACTCGGCGAACTACGCGACCGTGAAGACCGGCTCGCAGCGAGTTCAGGTGGACGCGAAGAAGTTCGTGATCCATCAGATGTGGTCCGGCGAGATGGAAGAGGATTCGATCATCCCCTTCGTGCCGTTCCTCCGTCGTCAGGCTGCGGCTTCGATCGCGCACTACACGGATTCGCTCGTGCTCAACGGCGACACGACCAACTCGGCGACCGGAAACATCAACCTCGACGACGCTGATCCGGCCGACTCGAAGCACTATCTCGCGTTCGACGGGATCCGTCACGCGTCGCTCGTGGACAACACGAACAACGACAACGACGCGGCCGGTGCTCCGACGCTGGCCATGCTGCACGCGCTTCGCGGCGACATGATCGACAAGGCGCGACTCGTGGACTGGGGTCACCCGGCAAACCCGGATGATCTGGTCTACGTCTCCGACCCGGAGACGGCCGACAAGATCGCCATGATCGACGAGCTTCTGACCGTGGACAAGTACGGACCTCAGGCGACCGTCCTGACCGGCGAAGTTCTGAAGGTCGGTCGGCACCCGCTCGTGGTCTCGATGGCCATGGCGCTGACGGAGGCGGACGGCAAGGTCTCCACCACGGGCAGCAACAACGTCAAGGGTCAGGTCTCAGCGTTCAACCGGCGCGGATTCAAGACCGGT